GGAGGAATCCATTGGAGGAGAGTAACTACATCCGAAAGGAATCATGCACTCACTGTGGTAGTTCTGATGCTAATGCTATCTACACTGACCATAGCTATTGCTTCTCTTGCGAGACATACGCTCTTCTTGGAGAAGAAGCAGAACCTACACCATCGAACACCAACTTAATTGATGGTCAGGTCTGTGCGCTGAGCAAGCGTGGCATCTCCAATGAAACCTGTAAGTTCTGGGATTACCAGATAGGACAGTACAAGGGACAGGCAGTTCAGATTGCTAATTACAAGAACGACAGAGGTAAAACTATTGGGCAGAAGCTACGCTTTGCCAACAAAGACTTCTTGTATCTTGGAGATAGCAAAGAGATTGGACTGTATGGTCAGTACTTGTGGCGTAGTACAGGTAAGATGGTGGTCATCACAGAAGGCGAAGTCGATGCCCTCTCAGTCAGCCAATGCTTCAACAACCGTTGGCCTGTAGTGAGCCTACCCCAAGGCAGTGCATCAGCTAAGAAAGCCATACGCAAATCTATTGAATGGCTTGAGCAGTTTGATACTGTAGTGATGTGCTTTGACATGGACGAGCAAGGACGTAAGGCTGCTCACGAGGCAGCCCTACTCCTCAGCCCAGGCCGTGCCAAGATTGCATCCCTACCCTCTGGCTATAAAGATGCAAACGACATGCTCAAGGCCAACCAGCAGAAGGCATTGCTTGATGCGATATGGGGGGCTAAGAGTTTCAGACCTGACGGTATCGTAGATGGTGCAGACCTGTGGGATATGGTGTCTTCGACTGAGGATAAGGATAGTATAAGCTATCCCTATCTTGGCCTTACAGAAAAAACTATGGGTCTTCGTGTTGGTGAGATTGTAACTATTACAGCAGGTAGTGGTACCGGGAAAAGCCAGTTCACTAAGGAGATAGCGCATCACCTAATACGACAGGGTGAAACGCTGGGGTACATAGCCCTAGAAGAAAATGTAAAACGCACAGCCCAAGGCCTAATGTCCTTGTCTATCAACAAGCCCATTCACTTGGGTAACGATGGGGTCACAGAGGAGGAACTTAAACTTGCCTTTAGTGATACTCTTGGTACTGGCAGGGTCTATCTCTATGACCATTGGGGTAGCACTGACTCTGATAATCTACTTCAGAAGGTACGCTACTTGGCTAGAGGCTGTGGCTGTAACTGGATTGTACTTGACCATCTCTCTATCGTAGTTTCGGGCATGGAAGGTGGTGACGAAAGACGCACCATCGATACTCTTATGACCCAACTTCGTACACTCGTGGAGGAATTGCAGATAGGGTTGATACTTGTCAGCCACTTGAAGCGTCCCTCTGGTGACAGGGGACACGAGGATGGAGCGCAAACCTCCATGTCTCAACTGCGAGGCAGTGCTGCCATCGGACAACTATCAGACATGGTTATCGGGCTGGAGAGAAACCAGCAGGACAGGGACAACCTACACATAACAACAGCGAGACTGCTCAAGAATAGGTGGTGTGGCGTGACAGGAATCTGTTGCCACTTGGCCTACTCCACTGAGACAGGGCGCATGACAGAAACGGTAATCGAAGATGACCCAGATGAAACCCCAGACTTCTAAGAACGTGCTTGTAATCTACACAGAGCAACAGTTGATGGATGCCTATAACGATTTCAGAGAGGAAATCGCAAGCCTGATACTTGATGGCTACGACATGGGCGAAGTCCCTACGCTTGAGGAGTTCCGCACAATCTATGAGGAAGAGCAAGCAAACCAATAATCACTCCAGCGAGAGGATAGTATGAACACATATATAATGGACATCGAAGCTGACCACTTACTTGAAGACGTAACTAAAGTCTGGTGCGTGGTACTTCGGAATGCAAACACAGGTAAGGTTATTACCTTTGACCCTGATGGGATAGAACACAGCTTGACGTTTATGGACGGTGAAGCAAGTTGTCTCGTTGGTCACAACCTAATCGACTACGACTTGAGAGTACTCAAGAAGCTGTACGGTTGGGACTACAAGGGCGAAGTTATTGATACCTTAGTTTGCTGTCGAACCATCTGGCCTAACATTGGTGAGTTGGATAGCAAAAGCAAAAATCTACCACAAAAATTAAGAGGTAGTCACAGCCTAAAGGCTTGGGGCTACAGACTAGGAGAATACAAAGATGATTTTGCTAGCGGTGTGGAGTCCTTTCAACAGTACTCCGAAGAGATGCTCACATACTGTGTACAGGACACAGCCTGTACTAAAGCACTCTACGATAAAATCAAAACTAAAAACTTTAGTGAAGATGCTCTTACCTTAGAGCATAAGCTACACACTCTGCTGGTAAGACAGCAAGAGGTAGGCTTTCCCTTTCATGTTGAGAAGGCACAGAAGCTACACGGTGAACTAGAAGGCAGACGCTCTGAGATACATCAGCAGTTAGTTGATACCTTTGAGCCTACTGTCATCGAGATGAAGACAAAGACTAAGGTTCTTCCCTTCAACCCTGCATCACGTCAGCAGATAGCTGACCGATTGATTAAGCGTGGGTGGAAACCTAAAGACTTCACAGCTACAGGCGAAGCCAAGGTAGATGAGAAGATACTAAAACAAATAGATATACCAGAGGCACAGCTTGTCTCCGAATATCTGATGTTGAACAAGCGCATTGCTCAGTTAGCTACAGGCAACCAAGCGTGGCTCAAACTAGAAAAGGATGGACGGATACATGGACGTGTCAACCATATGGGTGCAGTTACTTCACGCTGTACTGCGAACAACCCAAACATGCAGCAAGTACCTAGCCTGTCTGCTCCCTTCGGTAAGGAATGTCGTGAGTTATTCTATGCGCCTGATGGCTACAGTCTTCTTGGGGCTGATGCGTCTGGCTTGGAACTTCGGTGCTTGGCTCACTACATGGCTAACTATGATGACGGTGCGTATGCACAAGAAGTTGTCAATGGTGATGTACACTCTAAGACACAGGAACTCGCAGGGTTACCTTCCAGGTCTACAGCCAAGACATTCATTTATGGATTCCTTTATGGTTCGGGCGATGAGAAGACAGGTCAGATTATTGGTAAGGGTGCTTCAGAAGGTAAGAAGATAAAAGCAAAGTTTCTCCGTAAACTACCTGCCCTCAAGAAACTAAGAGATGCCGCCTCTACTGCAGCTAGTGACAGGGGCTGGGTCAAGGGATTAGATGGACGTATCATACCTATACGCCACGCCCACGCCAGCTTGAACACTATCCTACAGAGTTGTGGGGCAATAATATGTAAGCGTTGGTACGTCACGATTGAAGAACTACTGCGCCTTAAAGGTTACACGAGTGTAGATGTTACGGTTGTAGCATTCATTCACGATGAAGTCCAACTGCTAGTTCGTCAGGGACTAGAGGATGAAGTCGGCAAATTAATTCAACAAGCGATGAAGGATACCGAAGCTTACTACAAGTTTCGATGCACCTTGGACAGTGAGTATTCATATGGAAATGACTGGTCTGCAACCCACTAAAGCTAACCGTAAGAAGTTCGATATTGACTTGGCCTATGGCAAGGTTCGTGAACAAGAAGTAGCTGACATGCTACAGGATAAAAAGATTGAGGTGAAGAGTGAACGGGGTGTCTGGTACAACTCAGGTAACATTGCCATTGAATATGAATCATATGGCAAACCATCTGGCATTGCTGCCACTGAGTCAGACTATTGGTTTCATAACTTATGTCTAGGTGACACTACCTTCGCCACTCTTGTGTTCAAGACTGAAGTACTAAAGAGCATCATTGACCAGCTAGATAATATCAGAAGTGTCAACGGTGGTGATGGGTACAAGTCAAAGATGTACCTCCTCAACCTTGAGAAGCTTTTCTCCACTGATGTAATTAAGGCACTCAAGAATGGACTTTGATTTCATATTTAAACTGATACTTACTGCAAGCTTTTTTGCTGTGAGTATTGCTCTAGCCGTGAAGTGGTTAGTCACTAGCTGGCTGGATTATGTGCAAGTGATGACAGGAATACACATCGTCACACTTGAAGCGCAACAAGAACGAAGGAACAGAGAGGAGCGTGATGATGCTAATTATTGATGCTGACATTATTGCTTATAAAGCAGCTGCCTCATGTGAACACCCTATTAATTGGGGAGATGGGCTGTGGACATTACACAGCTTTGAGCAAGATGTCTCTATGTATGTAGGGCTGTTCCTAGATAAGCTAATACAAGAGGCTGGCACAGACAAAGTTGTATGTTGCCTCTCTGATAAAAAGAACTTTCGCAAAGAACTTGCACCATTTTACAAAGCTAATAGGGCAGACACACGCAAGCCTATGCTTCTTAACTTTGCTCGTGATTACATCAAAGAGCATTGGGATACCACTGTCATAGATAAGCTTGAAGCTGATGATGTTATTGGCATCCTTGCTACAGGACAGGACTGCATCATCTGGTCAGAAGATAAAGACCTTATGACCATAGCAGGTAAGCACCTTATTGATGGGGATATAGTCGAGGTCACACAGACTGAGGCAGACCTAATGTTCTTCACTCAAGTACTGACAGGGGACACTGCTGATAACTATAAGGGCTGTCCAGGCATAGGAGCAGTAAAGGCAGGTAAAATACTTGCCGACAAGTCTACACCTGTTGAGATGTGGGGCGCAGTTCTGGATGCCTACCTCAAGGCAGGCCTCACCGAAGACGATGCAATCCTACAAGCACGTTTAGCATTCATAAAAAGAGAACTTGGTACTGACCTGTGGTCACCACCGAAGGAGACACGATGACTGATTACGGACGGATTATGCGTGAGTTAGATGCGGAGAATGGGGAAGATGTGGTCAACCAACCTAAACACTATAACCAAGCAGGTGTCGAGTGCATTGATGCAATCGAGGCGGCGCTGTCAGCAGAAGAGCTGCGAGGCTACTACAAAGGAAACATCATCAAATACACATGGCGAGAGCAGTACAAAAACAAAGACGAAGACCTGCGAAAAGCCCACTGGTATCTCACACGATTGCTAACAAAACTTGGAGTAAAGCTATGATTAACTTTTCAGACTACCAAAGGAAAGCTGTAACCACGGCTGTTTACCCTAAGACATACAACGTATCCTACCCTGCCCTTGGTCTAGCTGAGGAAGCAGGGGAGGTAGCAGGTAAGATTGCCAAGATGATGCGCGATAACATCAGCATTGTTGACCAGAGAAAAAAGATTGAAGCGGAGATGGGCGATGTCCTTTGGATGTTGGCCGCCCTCGCCCATGACTGTGGGCTGAACTTACAGTCAGTAGCAGAAAAGAACATACAGAAATTACAAGCACGTCAGAAGGCAGGAACATTGCATGGCGAGGGAGATGATAGATGAGCATACCAAATCAACACTACGGCATGAGCCTACCTTTATCAGAGGAAATTGATACAGTTAAGTACAGGCAAACAGGAGAAAGTTTTTACGACAAGGTTGTTCGTATTGCCGCTTCCTTGAAAGATAGCCCAGACCACTTCGAGACATTCAAAGATGCTCTGAGACATTTACGCTTCCTGCCTGCAGGTAGAGTGCAGAACGCTATGGGTGCTGCCAGACAGACTACAGCTTATAACTGCTTTGTATCAGGACACATTGAGGATTCGATGGAGTCCATCATGGAGAAGGCCACTGAGTCTGCCTTTACTATGAAGAAGGGAGGAGGCATCGGCTACGACTTCAGCCGTTTACGCCCCCGTGGTGATAGGATTGTTACCTTAGACAGCCGTTCAAGTGGGGCTGTGTCCTTCATGGGTATCTTTGATGCTGTGTGCCAGACTATTGCCTCATCAGGCCACAGACGAGGCGCACAGATGGGGGTGCTACGCATTGACCATCCTGACATTGAGCAGTTTATTGCGGCAAAGCATAACTCAGACCAGCTTACAGGGTTCAATATATCAGTAGGCGTGACTGATAAGTTCATGGAATGTCTTGAAAACGACACCCCCTTTCCTCTGGTGTTTGAAGGTAAGGTTTATAAGGAGGTAGACCCCAAAGCTTTGTGGGATATGATTATGCGAAGCACTTGGGATTGGGCAGAACCTGGAGTTTTGTTCATAGACACCATCAATAATAAGAATAACCTGAAGTATTGTGAAACAATAGAAGCCACAAACCCATGTGGAGAGCAGCCTCTACCTCCATACGGTGCATGTCTTCTAGGGTCATTCAACCTTACTAAGTATGTGACAGACAAGGCCTTCGATTACGGACTGTTCACAGGGGATATTCACACTGTAGTTAGGGCTATGGATAATGTCGTTGACAGAACAATTTACCCATTACCTCAACAGGAAACAGAAGCAAAGAACAAACGTAGAATGGGGCTAGGCGTAACTGGATTAGCTAATGCAGCAGAAATGTGTGGGTTTGCGTATGCCTCTGAGGAATTTATGGGGTTTACGGAAAAGGTTATGGAGACACTTCGTGACCATTGTTACTCAGCATCGGCTGATTTAGCAGAAGAGAAGGGTTCTTTCCCTCTGTATGATGAATACCACTACTTACAGGGAGAGTTCATCCAGACATTATCGCCTTGGGTTATTGAAAAGATTAAGGAAAAAGGTATTCGTAACTCTCACCTTACCTCTATTGCACCCACAGGAACGATTAGCCTAACAGCCGACAATGTATCTAGCGGTATCGAACCACCTTTTAGTAACTTCTATGACCGTACAATACAGCAATTTGATGGGCATACCATTGAACGTGTTGAAGATTATGCCTACGCCCAAGGGTATAAGGGACGTACAGCTAACGAGATTACAGCACAAGAACATCTCAGTGTCCTAGCACTCGTTTCTAAGTATGTAGATTCAGCAGTTTCCAAGACATGCAACGTGGGTGACCAAGTAACTTACGATGAATTTAAACAATTATATTCAGACGCTTGGAAGATGGGCTGTAAAGGGATTACGACATTTCGTGCCAGCGGTAAGAGATACGGAATTTTGAATGAGGTAAGTGACAACGACAACAAGGCAGAAGCCTGTTTTATTGACCCAACAACTGGTCAAAAAGAATGCGGTTAATTCAAACCTTCCCCTATAGGTACTATCATTATGAAAATATTCAATGATAACCCCACATTATCTAAGGAGCAACTCGATTATATTATGAGTTTGTTCCCCAATAAACTTCCAGTAAACGAGATTTCCCTTGAGGAACTCCGTTACCTGCAAGGCCAGCAGTCTGTAATGCGAAAGCTGGAAGAGTTGTACAACCAAAATTTCGAGGAATAACCCAATGTGTATGTCTAGACCATCACCCCCAAAGCCTGTCGTACAGGCACAAGCTGCCCCTATCACTAACGCTTCAGAGCGTCCAGAGTTCGATACAGAGTTGGCAGAAATGGATACTCAATCGACTACTGCGATGAAGAAAAAAAGCGGTAAAGATAAATTGAAAATAGCAAAGAACCCTGCCGTGGCTATGAACGTAGGTACTGGTGGCGGTACTAGTTCAGGCGTTAATATAGTATAAGGTATTGAACAATGGCTTTAGAGATTAGCGAAGGTAATGCCGCTAAGCGATACGCTATGTGTGAAGCATCAAGAGATGTATTCCTACAGCGAGGGCGCGATGCTGCAGAACTTACCATTCCTACTCTCCTGCCCCCAGACGGACACAGTGGAAGTACAGTATATCAAACCCCCTATCAAGGGGTAGGAGCTAGAGGCACTAATAACTTAGCCTCTAAGCTTCTCCTTACACTGTTACCTCCAAACAGTCCGTTCTTTCGCCTGACCATTGATGACTTTGACCTTGCTGAGTTAGCAGGCTCTGATGCTCGTGGTGCTGTCGAAGAAGCTCTTTCTCGTATTGAACGAGCAGGGATGCAGGAGATAGAAGCCAAAGCAATGCGTGTACCTGTGTTTGAAGCACTCAAGCAATTAATCGTTACAGGTAACGCCTTACTCTACATGCCAAAAAGTGGCGGTATGAAGATATTCAAGCTTGACCGTTATGTTGTTAAGCGTGATTCAATGGGTAATGTTTTGGAAATCTTGACGAAGGAAAACGTCAACGCACTGATGCTTCCTCAAGAAATACAAGAGGTTATTGAAACCTCTACTACAGAGAATAAAAACTTAGAACTTTATACCCACACAACTCGTGTCAATAAAGGCTGGGAAGTTTACCAAGAAGTACAAGGTATAGAAATTCCAGGTACTCGTGGTAAATTTAAAGAAGAAGAATGCCCCTTTATTCCCTTACGCTTCACTCGTGTAGATGGTGAGGATTATGGTAGAGGGTACGTTGAAGAATACATCGGTGACTTGAGAAGCCTAGAGGCTCTCACAAAAGCAATCGTTGAGGGGGCTGCGGCCTCATCTAAGATATTGTTCCTTGTGAAACCAAACGGCACAACAAAGACCAGAACACTAGCTGAAAGCCCCAACGGTGCTATCGTTAGTGGTGATGCTGGTGATGTTTCTACCCTACAAGTACAGAAGGCCTCTGACTTTAGGGTTGCTCTTGAAACAATGCGTACTATCAACGAGAGAATATCCTACGCCTTCCTTATGAACAGTAGTGTACAGCGACAAGCTGAGCGTGTAACTGCCGAAGAAGTTCGGTTTATGGCACAGGAGTTAGAGTCTGCCCTTGGCGGTGTGTACTCAATCCTATCTCAAGAACTGCAGATGCCTCTGATTAAAACAATCATGGCTACTCTAGAGCGTACTGGCAAAATGCCTAAGCTTCCAAAGGGTGCAGTCAAGCCAACTATTGTTACAGGTATTGAAGCTTTAGGAAGAGGACAAGACCTCAACAAGCTTGCTACATTCCTGCAATATTTACAGCCTCTTGGTACTCAGGTGATAGCATCTGAAATGAATATAGCAGATTACATTGACCGACTTGGCGCAAGTCTGGGGATTGATACCAACGGTCTAATTAAATCTGAAGAGCAGAAGAACCAAGAACAAGCCCAAGCTATGCAGATGCAACAGCAACAGCAACAACAGCAGATGATGCAACAGATGGCTGTTAAAGGAACACCTGAGATGATTAAGCAAGCAGGCGCACAACAACCACCAAGCGAATAGGTGTATAATGGTAGACAGTTTAAACACACATGACTTAGATGCAGGGGCTGAACCTGCAGAGCATACCAAAGCTATGCTGGAAAAAGCAGAACAAATAGAGAAAAATAATAACCCTGACCGTCCTGATTGGTTGCCTGAGAAGTTTGCTTCAGTCGAGGCGATGGCTCAGGCCTACACTGCTCTTGAGCAAAAGATGGGTAAACCAGAACAGGAAGCTCCCCCTGTTGAAGAGCCACAGGAAGAATTACCAGAAGCCGCCTCCTCTGATGGAGGGGACGTTGCTGAGGTATTGGACGGTGTAGGACTAGACTTCGAGGTATTCCAACAAGAGTATAACGAAAAAGGCCACCTGACTCCAGAGGCCTACCAAGCGTTAGATGAAGCTGGTTTTCCTCGTAGCGTTGTCGAGTCTTATATCCAAGGACAGGAAGCCCTAGCCGCCTCAGCCACTGGCGAAATGTATGACATTGCAGGCGGTCAAGAAGGTTATACAAATATGATGGGATGGGCAGCCGATAACCTATCTGAATCAGAAATAGAAGCATATAACGCTACCGTAGATAGTGGAGATGCTGGCATCACACGCCTAGCAATACAGGGTCTGGTAGCGAGGTATCGTTCCGAAGTAGGCACAGAGCCTAGCTTAGTAGAAGGCACTACTGGTGCGACTTCGGGTGGGCGATTTGAGAGCGCGGCAGAGGTAACTGCTGCCATGCGTGACCCCAGATACCAAAATGACCCTGCCTACCGACAGAGAGTGGCGCAAATGATGGCACGTTCTTCGGTATTTTAACTGTCTCCATACTGGATTGGGGGTTTCATACCCCCTCTCCTTTTAAGTACATCTTGTGGGTGTATTTAAAAGGGGAAACCCTAACACACAGCCAACATAACAAACGATTACCCCTGACCTGCTGCGGCAGACAATCTTGGCGAAAGGATGTGATGATTGCTGAGTGTACTTTAA